CTGCATTATTCACTGTAGTGAACAAAAACACTTCTGAAGTTTATTACGAGCTTGTGCCGTATGATCATAATCTTGCTCAAAAGGCGAGCGATAGAGCAGTAAACATATTGACGGCATCAAAAGCTGGTGACATTCTACCGCGTATTGCTCAAAGTAAAGATTTCTTCTTATGCAAGTGGTGTGAGTTTAAAGAAACTTGTTGGAAAACATAAAAAAAATGTGAGGTGCGCTTGGACGGCATCACCCCACATTAATGAGCGAAGTAGGGTATTAAGGGGCAAAGTAATGAATGTTTTAAGTTTTGGCAATACGACAAAGGAAATCGCAGAGCGTATTTCAAGAGAAGTGCCTAGAGTGGTACAGTTACAAATACTGTTCGATACATACCCACAAGGCATCCAAAAAGGTAAAGAATTCTTTATTGGCTCTCTTCGTGGTGAGGCTGGTAGGTCTATGCGTATCAACATTGACCAGAGTAGCCCGTGGTTCCTTACGGGAAAAGACTTTGAATCTGGCGATGGTATTGGCGGTATCTCTAAGGTCTTAAAGGAAGGACGCGGTTACTCTATGTCAGAGTGCGTTCAGATGTTCTCTCAATATATGCACCAAGACTATGTTGCGCCTCCTGAAAACATTGTTAAGCCGAACAACCCACAAAGCTTTGTCGTAGCAACAGCACCTCAAGCGGTTGCAGATACACCAAAACCCGAACAAAAGGCATCCATTAGCTCTAGCACGCCGTTCGAGGACGAATATGTCTACACAGACGAGCACGGTGTAGTAATCGTATCCGTGCGCAAATACTATGACCGGGACGAAACCGGAGGAATTGTTCGGGATAGCTCCGGGAAACCTAAAAAACAATTCCGTCAATTCATGAATGGCCGTCAAGGCGTGCCAGAACCTAGACCTCTCTACAATATCCCGAACATTTTAGACGCTAACAAAATCATATGGGTCGAAGGTGAGAAATGCGCTGATGCTCTTAACTCCCTTGGCTATGCCGCTACCTGTACTATCGGTGGTGCTGGAATGCTGTCAGAAAACACAGCTTACAAGTTTGACTTCTCGCATCTGCGTAACAAGGACGTTATCCTGTGGCCTGATAATGACGAGGCTGGCAAGAAGCTGGCTCGTATCGTTGAGGCTCAAGCAAAACTAGCTGGTGCTAAATCTACGCTGATGCTTAAAATCCCTGCTTCTAAAGAAGAAAAGTGGGACGCGGCTGATGCAATAGAAGAAGAATTCAACATTGAGAAGATGCTGAAAACCAGCGAGAGCAAGGTAAAAAAACCTATCAGCCTGATAGATAGTAGCCTGTTGATTAACGAATACTTTGTTGGCTCCGCTCCGACACAGAGCTTTCTTATTGGTGATACAATACCTCTTGGCGTTCCAGTAGTGTTCGCGGCGGCTGGTGACAGTGGTAAAGGTATGATGACGCTTGATCTTGCTATGAAGGTTGCCTCTGGTGCAGATATGCAGAGCGCATTCGGTGGGCTTGTTGCGGATCACGGTGACGTAATATTAATTACTGCGGAAGATGACAAGGACGAGATGCACAGGCGTATCTCTAGGCTTGATCCTAATAAGTATCGTGAGCACTACGAACACAAATTGCGCGTTCTCCCTTTGCCAAACCTTGGCGGTGTGTTTCCAATCATGCAGAAATTCGACAACTCCTACCTGATGGGCGAAGAGTTTTCTCGCATCTATGACCAGATGTTAGAGATGGAAGCTCTGAAGCTGATCATCATTGACCCTATGGCATCGTTCGTTCACGCGGATGTGAACTCTGATCCAGCGGCAGGAGCCGCGTTTATGAGCTTACTTGCACAGATGGCAACCGAAACTGGAGCGACTGTCATGGTCAATCATCACATGGCAAAGATTAGGGACAGTGAACCTGTCACAACTCCAGAACAGGCGCGTAATCTTATTCGTGGTACGTCTGCAATTGTTGATGGCGTGCGTTGTGCGTTTGCCGTCTGGTCTGTTGACGAAAGCACAGGGCGTCAGCGTTGCCGTGATCTGCAACTAGATTATGCACGCAATGCCGTGTTCGATGGTGCTGTTGTGAAATCAAACGGACCAGCAAATCGTGAGATAAGACATTTTATCCGTAACCCGAACACAGGATTACTGGAAGATCGCTCTATGGATATTCGTTCTTTGGCTATGTCTTCAACGGTTCGTGATCGAATAAACCACATTGTTGATTTTGTTCGCATGAGGGAAAACGATGGTCGTGCCGTAAGCCCCGGTGGCGGTGTTGATGGACTATATACAGCGATTCTCGAATCAGAACCAATTGAACCATGCGTTATCTCTCTAAAAAACTCTGGCAAAGAAAGCACCATAAGCCAGTCAATTAGAGATGCGCAAACTATGGGTCTTATCCGAAAGTACGCTCTGTCTCTCAGTGGCTCAGAGAAATGGCTTGGCACTATGGATGGGCCATTTTCTCGCGGTGAATACGAACGCCAGACAGGTAGAGATAATCTTTGACAATCGTGGGAACTTCTGGTAATAATCCCATTACAAAAAGGAACGAGATTGACTTATGTATGACAGTCTAAAGCCGATCAGAATACTACTAGAACACCGCCTTAGCTCTATGAAATCAGAAGCTAAGGCGCGAAATCGTTTTACTTTATACCAGCAAGTCGAGGAGATTGAAAAATTGCTGGTGATGTTTGAAAGGGAGATACGAAGTGAACAAGATGTTAATGGACGAACCACACATAGCGGAGATGTACCGAAATAGATGGGTGGCGCAAAACATAAAAGATATGAAGGAAAACCCTAAAACAATATCAAACTTCAATTCGGTGTCAGCTTTGCGAAGAGCGAAGAAAGAAAGAAGCGAAGCATCAACTATTGAAATGACAGAGAAAGCTAAGTTTGTTAATCGTCTTTTAAAGAAAAAAATGACGCACAACGAAATATCTGAAATACTAGGCATAACAATTAAAGGCGTGTCTGATATGAAGAGAAGATACGATATGCCAAGGGACGAAGAGGAATGACCTATGTGGGCGTTAGTCTGGATGCAACTTATTAGTGGTATGCCGATAGATTACTACCAACTAGGATCATACGAAAGCAAAACAGTCTGCGAACAATACAGTCAAAAAGCACAGGTAATGGTTACCCATAACGGGATAACTGTTGCCTGTATTTTTTTGGATACTCGTGAGGCCAGCCCTTAATACATTGGCTGAGGATAACCTTGGGATCGTTGCGGTTGTTGCTGTTGACCCTGCTGTTGCGGTTGATACGGGTTAGACATTCCGCCGTAACCACCAAATCCACCTTGACTCTGCCCCATGCCATAGCCGCCGTATTGTTGTGGCTGTGGTGACTGCTGTTGATACGGGTTCTGATATGGTTGGTAAGTTGGCTGCGGCATCTGTTGCTGTGGTTGCTGATAGCTATTCATACCACCGCCGTAAGGATTTTGCTGTGGTCTTCCGTAGCCGCCCATACCGCCGTAACCGCCTTGCATACCACCGCCATAACCGCCTTGAAAGCCGCCGTATTGTTGTTGATAAGGTTGTTGGCCATAGCCACCCATAATACCCTGCGGCATTTGTTGAGGTCGCTGAGGAAATCCGCCAAACATACCCATGCCCTGCGGACGTTGACTGCCAAGACCCATTCCCATTCTAGGGTTCTGACGTTGGCGCTGTTGTAGCTGTTGTTCCATCTGCTGTATGCGGTAGTCCTTAAATCCGCCTGTGCCTTCAAACGCAGTGCGTAATTCACCCATACGATCCCGTTGCTCTTGATTGGGTTGCATAGCATCCATCAAAGTCTGCATCTGAGTGCGCTGTTCTTCGTTCGGGCGCATAGTCTTTTGGTAATCCATTAAAGCCTGATACTGCTCGTTACCTTCAAACGGGTTCTGTTGCCTAGCTCGCTGGGCTTGTTGTGGCCCACCGTAACCACCAAGTCCTCCGCCCATATTAGGTTGTCCTCCAAACGTCCGCCTGCTCATACTTTGCTGGACATTTTGTAAAGGTTGTCTAACTGAACTAGCAAAAGGAGAAGCAACTTTGTTCATGTTACTATATTGCATCTGTCTCTGAGCTTCTTCCTGTGAAAAACTTTCCATAGCTCGACGATCCCGTTCGGGATCACCTGTCATAAATGGTGGTAAAGACATAAAAAGACCCTCAATTATAAGTTATTCGGGTTATATCACCTTTCTGCCGCCCGATCAATAGACCTGTCGCCCATGTACGCATCCACAACCATCATCATGAAAAACGGCAGATCGTTCGGATGCAAACCTAACCCGAATAAAAGTTCGACTACCAAGTTACGCATCTCAGGCATCGAAAAAGATTCGGGAACCTCTTGCAAGATTCCCGATACAATTACTTCTATTCTCTCTGGGCTTAATCGCTCTTTGTTAATCGCCATCGTATTAATCCCTCCTTGATTTAGGTCTAACGCTAGTCTTTACAGCAGTCGGGTGGTCATACGAATAGAAGATATGGTGTCCAATACGCGCAATCCTGTGTAGTCCCTTGCGCCAAACTGGATGAACATCTGGTGTGTGGTAGTGATCCGCAGTGCTGAAAGGCAAGATTTCAGGATCGTTTATGATCTCAACAGCAAGCTTCTGTGCCTTGGCCCACGCTATCTCGTCTCTAGGCTTCGGAGTCTTGTCCTTGCGATAGAACGAAAACTGACGATCTTGCGTAATGACGTTGCACATAGAGGAAGGCCATCGGGGTGACTCCATTCGATTGATGATCACCCGCGCTACCATAAGTTGCCCATTTAAAGGCTCCCCACGACTTTCGTGGTAAAGAGCAAGAGACAAGCACGCCGCCGCCGCTATCAAAAGAACTGTGCCGCTAAGGTTACGCCAATAAGGATGTAGGCAAATAAAATTACCCAAGGAGTTAAAATTTTAATCATTTCTCCATCCCAATTTTACCCATCCAATTCAAAAGAACTTGGTAGCTCTTTAAGCCGAGCAAGTTAGACG